AAAGCAATTTCGAGACACAGAAGTTTTTTGAATAAAAACGGCGAAGCGTACGCGTCGGGGATGATTGTTTCTTCGACAGGAACTTATGTAAATTCTGACAGTACTATAAAGGCAAAGATAAACGAAGCGTTAGCCTTTTGTAAACTAACAGATACGGAAAAAGATAAAGGGGTGTTTGGAGTATTGGCGGAGAAAAATGCAGATGGCGTTATTTACAAGAACGAAGAAAGATGGTGCATAAATCACGGCGGAAAAGGAGGAATATGGGTGTGCAACAAGAATGGCGGTTTAACAAACGGCGATTACATTACGAGTTCAAGCGTTCCAGGGTATGGAATAAAGCAATCGAGCGATATAAAGCGAAACTATACGGTTGCGAAAATTAGTTGCAATTGCGATTTTAATTTGACGAAAGTGGCAAAGCAAAAGTTGCGCACGCAAATTTTAACGGATACCGACGGAAATGATTATACGGGGTTAGCTTACGGAACGAGCGGAGACGTTCAATTTGACGACGATTTATTGGAAGGCGAGTTGCAAATGGATTACGAGTACGAAACGCGATTTTTAGAAGCGGACGGAACTATAATAGCAACAGAAGCGGAATACACTACAAAATTAAACAGCGGAGATGTTGTATTCGTGGCGTGTTTTGTGGGGTGTTCGTATTGTTGCGGTTAAGCGTGGTCTATAGTTTTATTAATAAAATATAGCTTTATTAATAAAGATGACATCCAGAGGAGGTCTTGGAAGTAAATCCAGAGGTACTTTAGGCAATCCCCGAGATACAAGACCTATCGAAACAGAAGAAGTAAAAGTGGGCCAATCCACATCAGATCAAACAATCATTAAAAAAGGCAACATCGAGACAACAGGAATAAGTCTTGGTAGCGGTAGCATCTATGGTACCATAACAAATCTGGCAGATCCAACCGCAAACCAAGATGCAGCCACAAAAAAATATGTTGATGATAATGCAGGAGGAAGTTCTCAGTGGGTAACGACGGGAAGCGATATTTATTATAGTAGCGGCGACGTAGGTATTGGGACAACGGCACCTAGTGGGACGCTCGACGTTAACTCAACAGCACAAGGGTTAACAACAGGAGATACCCCAGCCACCCAACTTGTCTTATCGTGCCCCACGGAAGCTAGTGCTCATATTGATGCTTTGGGACCTGGTATGGTTTTTAGGCAGAGGTGGTGGACTGGAAACAACCATCTTGTAACTACAGGTGGTATTTATGGATTGAAAACAAATACGAGCGGGGGGTTTGGTGGTGGATTAGCGTTCTGGTACCGTGCTCAATGGGGCACACAGCACATAATGAGGGAAAGTATGCGTATAAATGGACTTGGGAATGTTGGCATCGGGACAGATGACCCGGATTATAGGTTGCATGTTTCTCAAGGAACCGACTCATCGTCGGACTGGACAAGCGTGACTCTCCCCACCGGCAACCAATCGCATATTTTCTGGTACCAGGGCTCCGGTCAAAATACCACCGCAGTGCGCACTTTCATGTCATATTTCAATGGCAACGTTCTTATGCGAGCTTTATACTGTGCCAATGTTTGGAACCCTTCCGATGAAAGAATAAAAGAAAACATACAAGATTATAACGCTTCAGAAAATTTAGATATTGTTAGAAGTATTCAAATTAAAAAATATGAATACAAAGACAAATTCAAGAGAGGATACGAATCAACTACAGGATTTATTGCACAACAAATCCAGGAAATATTACCAAACGTTGTTAGTGAAGACACTTTGGTATTACCAAATATTTATAAAACAGGAACCGTTTCGGGAGAAGGAAATAATATTCTTACAATTGCAGATTTTAACACTGATGATTTATTAAATGGGGATAATGTTACTGGTTATATTAGAATAGACCATGTATTCGATTCGGAATATAAAAAAACAAAAATTAAAACCGTAATAGACCAAAATACTATAGAAGTAGAAGACGATTTGAGTAAATATATGGCAGATTTGGACAGTGAAGGCAATATCATAGAAGGCACAAAAGTAAATGTTTATGGACAACAAGTCAATAACTTCTTAACAATAGACAAAAATAAGATATACACGCTAGTAACAGGTGCAGTTCAAGAAGTAGATAGACAACTACAAGCAGAAAAGGCCAAGACGGCAACATTAGAAGCCAAGACGGCAACTTTGGAAACAACGGTTGCGGATTTAGTGGCGCGAATCACGGCACTAGAAAACGCTTAATAGTTCTGAAAGAGCATTGCTGACGCAATATGACGGTGGCACGTATAAATAAGCGTAATAATTTTATGAATTAGCTAATAAATGGATAAAATGAATGAAACGCCGTTAAGCGAAGAGCAGATAAAGGGAAAGGAACGTACTCTTGCAGTTTTCGAAGAGTTTCGGAAGTTTGTGTCGGACAGCGGCATAGAGAGGTTGCGCCAGGAAAACGCCGAATTACGAAAATGTTTGCACGAAATGCGGGAAGAGAAAAGAAGCCAAGATAAAACGATAGAGACGTTATTGTCGGCTTTGTTTGTTGCGTCGCAAAAAATACCGTAGGGATGAGCCGTTGAGAATTGTAATAAAATGGAATAATATATATTATGATGACTTCGTCGATAAAAAGGCCGCAGTTAAAGAGTGTGTTAGGCGAAATAGGAGGGAGTGCCCCATATTTCGATAATACAATGGACCATTTGCACGTGTGGAAATTGTCGAATGTTATAGACAAAGAAAAGGTAAAATTCGAGCAGAACGCGAAATCCAAGACGATAGAAAATAAGATACCGATGAAAGCGGGGGTGGAATACTGTTCCGTATGCCACATTAAGCGTCCTCCGATATTTCGCATGAAAATGAATAAAGAAACTTCAGATTGGTGCGAACTATACAACAGGGAAACTGTGCGTATGGAAAATAAAATGTCGTACGAGACGTGCGCGAAGGTTCCATCGGAATCGGAGAAACTAACAAAAAAGCAGCTTGACGAATTGATAACGTCTTACAGAGAAGACGTTCCGCATATGTGGAAGAGTGGTAAATACGAAGAGGTGCAGTATTACCTAAAAAAAATGGTATCGCTAGGGTGTTGGGCGGCAGTTCAAGAAATCACGCGAGTAGAAAACCAGCTCGAAAAAAACGGGATGAAAGACCGCATAGTCGAGTGGTTTCGCGAAAAAGACCAAATGCACGAACTTTCGCGGGAGCTGAAAAATAAATGCAAAATGTCAAACGAGGCTTCTCCCGCGTATAATCCGAATGCGGATAGACCAAAGTGGGAATTCGTGGGTAATTTATTTAACAGCGATGACGTTAGAGGAATAACGTATAATGTGGACCCGTATGTATATAAAGACGTTTTATATCGCGATCAAATGATAGAAGCGCGTGCTTTTGTGAGAGAAGACGTCAATAGAGATGTTGGTAAGCGGATGAAAGTAACGGATGATGTTAAGAAGGTGTTAAGGAGGAAGCAGGTAATGCCGAAGTATATGAATAAGCCGAGTTTATTTATTCCGAAGACGGGTATAATCAAAGGTAGCGAAGAGTGGGAAGGCGGTATGATTTTGGTATTGAAAAAGGAGAAGGTGGAAAGAAAGCCGTCGGCGAGGGTCGTTCATGGCGGAGGTAAGTATAGAGTTGTAAGAGATTGTAGAGTAAAATTGTTGGAGAATGAAAAGCGTTTATTGAAAGTGGCGTAAAAAAATGTGTGGTATTTATAAATGGTGGTAATTGGAGGAGAAATTAATAATCTATCGGAACCTTTGAATAAAATGGCGAATAAATTGGGTGATATAACGGAAATGGCGGAAAGAGCAGAGAAAACTGTGGATAGGATGTTTGATAGAGAAACGATGTATATATTGTTGTTTTTTCTATTTAGTCCGATGTTGGGTATTTTTTTCCCAATATATACGGCTCTTGTTTTAGGATTTTTAGGGTTGCTAGTATTTTATATCGTAATCTTTTACAAAGATTTTTACACGATAGTTGGACCAGGTTCGCCTTTTTTCGATAGTCTGCCCGAATGGTTGGCGTGGTACATAGTTCATCCCTTTATCTTATTGATAGGTAAGCCTGACGTTTTTTTCAAAAATGCGCTTAAATTAACGACTACGTTTGTAAAGTTTGTAATAGACACGATATTTGAGTTTCCAGACATTTTTATGTAAATTACACATTCAAAAAGCTGGCAACCACGAAAACGAACGTTAAAACGCTTTCCTTAATAGCATATTCGCATCTTGATTCGCCTCTAACGTACGCTTCGCAAACGCGATACAACATGGCAATCGAGCCTATTTCGCCCATGATAATGTTATTAGAATAATGATAACAAACGCAGCACACGAGAAAGGCAGAAACTCCAGAAATAGCAAGGGCTGTGTTTACTCCGTAAGCGACGGGTATAGTGGTTACGGTTCCGCTTTTTGCATCGGATTCAATATCTGTAATATCCATTAATATTTCTCGGCTAAAAATCCCGAAAAACGTAGCGGCGCAGAGCCCAGCAGTCGCACTTTCCGCGCTAAACACAGCGTTACTGCTGCTTGTAATAAATCCCAAATAAGGCGCTAAAGCTGTAACAGATGCCACGGCTATATTTTTAATAAAGACGTGGGGTTTGAGATGCTTGCTGTAAATATAGGTGGTTAAAATCGAAAACAAAAGAACACAGCGAGAATCGTAAGTGTGAAAGACGGTAAACGTAGAAACCGCGGAGAAAAGATAGAGTAGCGAGAATAAAGTTTTGGCTTCCGCGAAAGAAACGGAACCCGTGACAATGGGGTTTTTATCTCCGTCATTTTTAAGTTCGGCGTCGTAATAATTGTTGACAACGACGGAAGCGGTTGTGACGGTTGCCACGACGGTAGCGGTTTCTAATAATGGGTATGGGTCGGCGATGGGTGTGTCTGCAGTTAATGCTCCTCCGATAGAAAAAATAATGGAAGCTGGGATGTTGTGAGGTCGTGTGAGTTGAGTCCAAGGTTCTAATTTGCGGGGTAATGAATTTAAGTTAAGAGCGGATGCGATGGAAAAGAAGTGGAATAAAATCATGTGTTAAATTAAAGCAACAAATGAATTGTATAAATTATAATATTTTGGTATTTAGGAACAAGATACGAAAGAGGATTTCTTTCAATAAAGTTGTGTGTTATTCAAAGGTACCAAAATATTATTTAACGGATGAAATTAAAAACAGATGCTGGTGGAATTCTCAGGATTACGAAAATTTTGTGAATTACTGCAGTATAGTTTTAAAAAATAAAAAAACAAAAAAGGTTACTTTTAACAATAGAGTGACATATTCAAAAGTTCCAAATTACTTCCTTACACCGAAAATGAAAATAAGATGTTGGTGGAAAATTACGGATTACGACATTTTTTGCAATTACGCCATTCTAAACTATATCGCAAAAAATAAAATATCGCCTACAAATAAATATGACTAAAACTGATACATCCTCAATATTCGTGTGGAGTCTCGCCGTATTAGGCTTACATTATCTCGTAAGAGTTATAATACCTGAAATCGTAAACGAAACACGCCTACAAGAGAATTTTTCGAACGTTACTTTTTCAACGGAGTCTAAAACTCCTTACTTTTCAAAATTGTTAGAGAGACCTGCAACGCAAGACGCCGTCTATTTGATAAATTTAGACAGACGGACTGACCGCTTGGAGCATTTCAAAAAGGCGTACGAAAATTGCGACATAATAACAAAATTTAAGAGAATTGCCGCGGTGGACGGTAAAGAAATAGAATTAGATAACCAACCATTAACAGACAAAGCGCGAGACGAAATAGATAGATATCTTGAAACAGGTTATAGAGAAAAACATTACCAATTAACAAAGGGAGCGATAGGTTGTTATTTGAGTCACATTAATGTTTGGGAGCAAATATTAAAAGATAACGTAGATGTTGCCATTGTATTCGAAGATGATACTACGATACCAGCTGACATTCAGAAGCAACTAGACGATAAGATGCGTACTGCTCCACCAGATTGGGATGTGATGTTACTTGGTGTGATATGTCATACTTGCAAAGAGTTGGAAACGAGGAAGGGGTTCCACAAAGTTTCGAGATTTTGGCTAACGCACGCTTATATGATAAAGAAGACCGCGATAGAGAAAATATTCAAGAGCGGGACAATATTTCCTATTTCTCAGCAGATAGATAGCTATTTAAGCGAGATGGCAAATCAAATTAACATATATGCAATGGAGCCTGGTTTATGTAGTCAAAATGAGAATTTTAAAACTGACATACAAGCTAACGTAATGCAAAAACACGGTATTGATCCTTTAGAAAGACAGCCTATATGATAAAAAAAATATGTAGCAATTATATAATATGAACGCCTTATTAAATATAGCACTGCTTTTACATAAGACGAGTTGCATAATATTCCCAGTACCAACTTCTTATACGAAAGGTTGGCACCCTTTAAGCTTTGAACGTATGCTATCTGATGTACGTCCGCAAAAAATAGAATTTGTAGATGCGAATTACGTATTGTGGAAAGGTAAAAACGAATACCATATGAGACCAGACGTTTGTCCTCACCAAGGTTCATTATTAAGCGAAGGAACACTAGAAGATAATTGCATTAAATGCTCGTATCACGGGTTAAAAATAGGTCCTTACAAAGAAGCCTTTAATACAAAATCCAAAGAAGTACAAGGTAAATGCGTATTAAAGCAAGGAATACTGTGGTGGGCCTACAACAAAAACGAAGATAAGAGCACCATTCCGTTTTGCGAAAAACTAGAAAAAAGCGAGCACGAAAAAAAAATACCCATTACAAGATTCTCGATAGACATAGAAGCCAGTTTTAGCGACTGCTTCAAAAATAGCATGGACTTTCACCACGCAGCTTGGGTTCACAAAAACACGTTCGGTAATTACGCAGGAGAACCAGATCTTGTTGCAGAAAGATGGAATACTAAGGGAGAACTTGAAGGAAATTTTTTATACGGTTCTAACGACGTTTATGCAAAATACACTGGTGGAGAAACTGACAACTCCCACGTATATTGCGAACCATCGACCACATACAACATAGTAAACGGAAAGGAAGGTAAATTTATGATAATTCACGCTGCAATGAGAGCAATAACAAAAGAAAAAACGAAGTGGTTCGTGACAGCGGCGAGCAACTTCGTGCCAAGCGGGCCTATTGGAAGAGCCATACTTGAAAAAATGGCTAAAAAAGTAGCGATAGAAGAAGACGGAAAGCAACTTGCAAAGATGGCGAGCGACGCGGAAAAGGAAAAGCACGCTTTTAAATTTACGCTTCCGTTGGATACGATCTACGCCGGTTGGAACAAAAAATACGAGACGGCGGAGGAGTTGGAAAAAAAATTGGACGCAGAGACAAATAAAGATGCAATGGCGCTAATTGCGGAAAAGCTGCGAGTATATAACCACAGCGTAAATTTCTATCCGCGTTTGAAAAATACGGAATGGCTGACATTTAATTCTCCTCATCTTTTCAAAGGTACGAAAGTGATAGATGTATTCGAAGAAGACGCTGCGTCTGAAATTACAACGTTGAGGAACGGTACGGTATTTAAAGCTTCTGGTTTCATGAAAAAATTATCAAGTGACATAGTATTGATTGGAAATTTGACGGGAAAATTAAAGCCGACGAAAGACAGTCCCGAAATACCCGTGGCAAAAATGCCTTTCAAGGAGCATAAATTCAAAATATTCTATATTAGCGAGAAATATCTTCTGAGAAAGGGGTTATTAAGCGAAGAATGGGATATGATGGTAAGATGTGTAGATGGAAGCTGCGGTGAAGACGAGTGTCCTACTGAAATGAGGTTAAAAACGGCGAGTATGTTGGAAACCGAAATAAAAAATGCAACGAGCGTTTTCCAAATAAATAAGATTGCAAATCAGTTAATATTGTACAACGACACGAACTCAGATTTTGCGTCCCGAATTAAAAATACGAAATGGCTTAATATTAAACACAGATTTGGCAATGACGTGTTGTTAGAAGGCTATACCGAACATTTAACAAAAGAAATCACCAAAAAACCGAACGGTTCTTTGATAATGGCGATTGGGACTTTTCGTCCGATTAACAATTCTGCTATTAGAATCGACGTAGTTAATACAACGCGGCAAGACCGCGTTTCTTCGGAAAAAATAGAAATATACAATCCATTCAAAAATGAAAGCTTCAATGCATTGTATTTAAGTGATCAGTTATTTATACGTAAAGATAGTTCTCTAAATTGGAACGTACTTTCAAGAATTAACGAAGATGAATATTATCCAATAGATTTCAAAGGAAATATATAAACTTATTTAACTTATTAAACTTTAAGGAATATACAATGTATATTTAAGTGTCAATTCCTCGTTCGACTCTATATCTCTCAGAGTTCGTATTTCGTAATACTCTCCTTTATCTTCTCTAATACAATTAGGGTTTTCGCCATTATGATTTATAAAACCTCCCAATGGTGTTCTTATAACACTGTGTTGGTAGTTATTATTTTTAACGTGAGATATTCCCAATATCGTATTTTTAGGGATTATCTCTTTTGAAAATAACCCTAAACCGTTTATAGACGAGTCTTTTACCGTAAGTGTATCTGGTAGAGGTTTATAGCTCATTTATTTTCAAAAAAAGAACTTTTTAATATTGTTTAATTAAAAGGATTATTCATATCTTGGTATATCTTATTTGCTAGATCTCCTAATAAAGAAAATGCAGCAAAATAGTACGCCGTATATCTAACCGATTTCCATTTTTCTTCTTTTTCGAATCCCACAAATGATGCGTACATTTCTACGGGATCTGGAAATTGGTCGTCACCTTCGTTGCCTTCGTTGCCTTCGTTGCCTTCGTTGTCTTCGTTTTTTCCTGATAACTTCCAATCAGGATAACGTGTTCTGTAAAGTGGAGCCTTTACTTCCAATACTTTATTTTTTCTAACAAACTCTACGTTTAATGGCTTATTAAAGCCAGTCGACAAAAATACAACTAGACTATATAGTACTCTCATTATTAATATGGTTAAATATTTTATTTATTAATAATAAGGATGACAAAAACCGATAAAATACTAATTAACGCTGTTACCCGTTCTTCTCAATCTAAATTAATAAATCAACTCAAACGCATATACAATATTTACCCACAACACAAAACGCGTTCAAAACAACTCATTCTCAAAATAAAACATTTAGAAAACAAATTCGGCAAACCTGGTATGTCTATGCCAAAAATATCTATGCCAAAGGCCCCCAGATTGAAACTAAGGGCTCCAAAATTACCAAGGGCTCCCAGATTGAAACCAAGGGCTCCAAAATTACCAAGGGCTCCCAGATTGAAACCAAGGGCTCCAAAATTACCAAGGGCTCCCAGATTGAAACCAAGGGCTCCAAAATTACCAAGGGCTCCCAGATTGAAACCAAGAGGTCCACCCAGATTGAAACCAAGAGGTCCACCCATATTGAAACCAAGAGGTCCACCCAGATTGAAACCAAGGGCTCCCAGATTGAAACCAAGAGGTCCACCCATATTGAAACCAAGAGGTCCACCCATATTGAAACCAAGAGGCCCGAAAGCACCGCAAGGTCCTCCCAGATTGAAACCAAGAGGTCCGAAAGCACCGCAAGGTCCCCCCAGATTGAAACCAAGAGGTCCGAAAAGCCCCGGTTCTAAACCGGGACAGCTAACTAAAAGACAAACACTGTCTAAACAAGCAGGACCTCATCCCAAAAAAGCAGGACCTCATCCCAAAAAAGCAGGACCTCATCCCAAAAAAGCAGGACCTCATCCCAAAAAAGCAGGACCTCATCCCAAAAAAGCAGGACCTCATCCCAAAAAAGAAACTCGTCAAAAATCTCGACAAGAAACTCGTCAAGAAACTCGTCAAAAATCTCGACAAGAAACTCGTCAAGAA